TCTTCGGCCGAGAGGTGCAGGCGGCGCAGGGCGTCCACGGCAGGGCCGGTCCCCGCCGCTGCCTGTGACAACCGTCGCGTCAGCTGCACGGTAGCCTGTTCGACCTGACCCATCGACACGCCGGCCAGATCGCCCGCGCGTTCCAGCACTTGAATGCTGGCCACGGTCGTATCGAGCGAGGCCGCGAGCTTGGCCTGAGCATCCACCGTTTGCAGGCCAGAGCGGATCATCGCAGCCCCCGCGGCGGCCAGCGCGGCAGTGACCGCTGCGGCGGCCAGTGTGGCGCGGCGGGCGAAGGCGGCCACGCGTGCATTTGCCATGTCCATCTCGCGCGAGAGCCGCCCAAAGCCGCGCGCACCCGCTGCGCCCACACCTTCCAACTCGGCGCGGACTTGGCGGCCGCCTTCGGCCACGAGGCGCACACTGACCCGTTTTTCAGCCATCGCGGCTCCCTTCCATCTGTTCGTTGAGTTTGCGCACCATCACCGCCTCGATCTCGGGCAGCAGTTCGGCGGCGATCAGGGTGTTGACGCCCAGCGCCTGCGCCATGGCGAGGGCTGCACTCATGTCCCAGCCAAGCACCACGCCGGGGGCCACCCGCAGTTGCCCGCCAAGGCGGCCGACAAGATCCCAGACCTGCCAGCCGTCCAGCGTCTGCGGGCGGTTCAGTCTTGCGGGGCAGTCGGGACAGATGCCCCCGCGGCCCTCGCAGGGTGTGCAGGCCGCGCAGTACCGGTCGCCCCCACCGAAAGACCAGTCGGCGAGGGCGCGGAGACGTTTTTTTCCGCGTCCAGGATGAGGCCCTTGGCGACGTATTGCGTCTGAAACGCCTCGAAGACCGGCCAGATTTCCAGCAGGGCGTCGATACCTTCGGGCGAAACCGGGATGATGTTGCCTGCATCATCGCCGACACCTTCCCAATCCAACACGGCGCGGCGGGCCACGGATTTCGCCATGGCGAGGGCTAGGTCTTCCTGCCCTGCTGTTTCCGGCAGGCTTTCAATGGAGGGATCGGCGCGGGCCGAGACCATCAGGGCGGTGGTCAGCGGAGAGACAAGCAAGCGCAGGCCGGGGGCGAGATGCAGCCATTCGGGCGTGGCGGTCAGGTTCAGTCGGATCATGATCAGTATCCTGCAAGGGTGTTGACGAGAGCGGCGGTGCACATCCGGGCCGGGCTGGTGGCCTTCGCCGCCTGCCAGTCGAAGCTGGCCTGCACGCCCTGTGGCCCGGCGATCTCGATGCGCGGGATCGGCAGATAGACGGCATGCGCTGTGAACGTGAAACTGGCGTTCGCGCCGAGGCTGTAAACGAACTCCAGCTCACAGGGGCTGCCGTCGATGGCTTGGGTCACCAGCGTGCTGTCCGAGAACCGCACCTCGATCCGACCGGTCAGCGCTGCCATGGTCGGGTCTGCGCCATCGATGCGGCCATCGCCCCGGATGGTCTCGATCCGGTCGAGGTTGTTGGAATAGGTGATCTCGGCCGAGACCACGTTGCCCAAGCTGCTACCATTGCGCTTCACAGTGCCGTTGAAATGGCCGAAACGCTGCAGGCCCAGTGCGGTGGGCGTGCCAGCGGCGGTCGCGGCAGCGATGGTTTCGCCTTGGGCGATCAACCGGGCCGTCGCTGTCAGCAGGCCGGATCGCTGCATTTGCCACGACAACTGATCGAGGACGCAGCCGGAATACATCGCAAAGCGTGGCACCTCCGGCATCGCTGTTTCAATCGCCATGCTGGGCAGCGTCCAGTTCCCCGATTGGAATGTGTGGGTCTTCGGCGTCGTGCCGGTGGTGACCGGCTGGCCGAAGGCCGCTTTCAGCCAGAACCCGAAGGCATCGACATCAATGGGGATTACTACCTCGCCGTCAGCCGTGACCGCATCCTTGATCGGGGCCAGCGGATCGCGGCCATAGCCCAGCAGTTCGGATTCCAGCAGAGGCTGTTCCGATCCCAGCGTCGCCCGGGCGAAGGGCATCAGCCGAAACCCACTGGCGGGCGGGGTGCCGTAAACTGTCTCATACGCAAGCGCCATCTGCGCCCGCGCGCCTTGCGCACGTGCCATGGGTGTCTCCTTTATGTGGGGGGTGTCAGGCCAGCGGGCCGGTGGTGGTGTAATGCAAGTTGAGCGTGATCACCGCCGCCTTCAGCGCCGCAGCACCCTCGATGGGCATATCGACCGAAGCTGGGGCTTCGGGTTCGACCCAGTCGCAAAGGCCGCCAAGTGTACGGTCGGCTTCCAGCGCGGTGCCGATGGCGGCGATCAGGGTGTCGAAGGTGCTTGCCCGGCCGGTGCCCGCTTGGACGACAACCTCCAGCTCGGCCCGGTGCTGGTAGTGGTAGCGCAGGGGCGACAGCGTCATCTCCGGTTCGCCCGGCTGGCCGTCGCGCAAAATGATCAGCCCCGCCGCCGGGATCCGTTCGGGCAGAACTTCGTCACGCAAGGTGAGGGCGGCAAGCGGCTGCAGCCGCGCGCGCAGCGCGGCGAGGACGGATTCGCGGGTGGTGGGCATGAGGCAAGCTCTACAGAAATTTCAGGCGCTGCTGTATCGGACGCAGCGAACGGTCAGGTGAACGCTCATTAACCGATTGCGATTACATCAAATCCCGAGGGTCAGCGGGAGGTTCCATGCAGCACAATCTACGGGACTTCCTTCGCCATGGCGGCGACGGTCAATATGTAGTCACCAAGCAGAACGGCACGGTGTATGGCTATCGCGCAGCCATATCGATCAAGTCACTTTTCCCCGGCTATGCCGACCTGCGGGCCGGATTTTCCGACCAACTTGATCGAGTCATCGCCGACAACACCCGGATGCTGCTGAACGCCCTGACGCCACCGGACACTGTGCCGTCGGTGACCGCAGCCGACTTGCGTGACGTTTCGGATGCGAAGGAAGAGGCGCTTCGCCAGTGGGATGCGCGCTTGACGGCCATCTTCGAGGAATACGAGACCCATCCGCAGCGCCTTCGCCCCCTGCGAAATGCCATGGAAGAGCGTCTGCTTCGCGCTTTTGCGGGCCTGATCAACCAGCTACGGCAGCAAGACCTTGGCATCGAGCGTTATATCTGGCGGTCGCAGGACGACGCCAAGGTTCGCGACAGCCATGCAGATTTCGACGATCAGGTGTTCCGCTGGGACCTACCCCCAGCGGGCGGTCATCCGGGGCAGGCACATAACTGCCGGTGTGTCGCAGAGCCAGTCGCGCCGGGATCGCCAAACGATGTGGTCCTGGCCGAGTTTGCGCCAGCGATCGAAGGACCGATGGACGCGATTTTGCGTCGCCTTGGTCTGCGTGCTGTCGCGATCACACCGCTTGGAGCCGCTGCTTTGGCCGCTCTGGCAGCAAGCGATGCCTTGCAGGAATTCACGCGCCTTGCCACCGAACGTCGGCTTCAACGCGCTGCCGAGATCCTAGGCTTAAATGTCGGCACAGCCGAAGGGCTGCTGGCCGCTATGGCGCACGAGTTGGTGCAGGAGGCCGTAATTTCCGGCCTCGGATCGAGACTGCCCAAGACTGTCGAGGCCGCGCAAATCGCTGGACAGGCGGCGGCACTTTTCGAGATGCTCAACCCCGGCACTATCCTGCGTGTCGTTGAAGGGGACCGCGCGGCACAATTGGCCCTCGGGGATTTCGTGCAGCAGGCTTACACCGCATTCTCCGAAGGTCGGTTGCGGCTTCAGGACGGCACCATTGCCCAAGGATGGGTCGAGGTATTCCCGGAACTTACCGATGGCGAAAGGCGGCTGGGAGAACTTCCCGGGTTCACGCCCGAACGCATCGACCAGTGGCTTGAAACCTATCCGGCCGAGGTGCTTGGCTTACCAAACCACACGGGTTCGCCCGCCGTCGTTGACCCAACCGGCAACATCATCTCCACGCCGATCCCGGATGAGGCAGGTCCGAACATTGTCGAAGCACGCCCCGGTGAACCAACCCCAATCAATCGCAACGACGACGAGGCAACACAACGCAGCATCCGCCGAGAGAACGAGTCAGCTGGAATTCTGGCGGAGAACGGCTTCGACGTCGTGCAGAACCCCTCTGTGGCAGGACCAAAACGCCCTGATTATCTGATCAATGGCCAAGTTTACGATCACCTCGCGCCTTCGACAGGCAACGTCCGAAACATATGGGATCGAGTTAAAGAGAAAGTGGAAACGG